GTCCTATCCACACCGTTGGGCGCGTTTTTGGAGTTTGGCAACCTTAACTCACCTTGTTGAAAATCTTCGAGCTTGAATATCATTTGACTATACCTTTGTTTCTTAGCAGAATGGCAACGTTAGGGTGTACCATTCGCTCGTCGTTCTTAACAAAAGTGCCGTGCTTTCTCAAATAGGTAACCTCTTCAAACTTAACATCTAGTGCCAAATCCTTGTAGGCTTCTTTCTTTGGTGCATCGTCACTCTTTTTAGTTTGCTTTGCCATTATGTGTCAGCGTTAAGTGCGGCTTTCACATCGGCAAAAGCACCTTTTATGATACCTCGCTTGTCGTTGTCGGTAATGTAAAGGTGCAAACGGCTCTCTCCGATCATGGTAACCATGTTACGTGAAAAATCGTCATTCTCCCATCCTATACGAACGGTGTAGCCCCAAACATCGCGCAACTGTAATAGTCGCATATCACCGATAACAAAAGTGCCTGCGGTAATTGCGGGCTGTGATACGATCTGTACGCCTTTTACGGTCGTACCGTCCTCGCTGATAAATGGAGGCAGTAAATAACGTCCTTCACCGTCTTTTGTAAGTTCCATTTGAAGTACATCAATTGGGTTTACAAACACAACGTTTGGCATAAATGTACCTTCACTCTGTACAACGATAGCGGTGTACATTGCGGCAAGTACATCATAGTTGTTTGCTTCACCGGTTGATCCCTCAACTTTCATAGATCCCACAAGGCTACCCAGCATTGTAGGGTTAAAAGGAGTTGCAATGGTATTGATACCTTTAAGGTTCTGACCTGTGCCGTCACCGTTAAGGATGTTCGCCTGACGCGCAATATCATGCTTACGTTTAAGCGTGTTTTCCATTGCACCAAGTAACCAACCGAAATCGGATAGGGCTTCTTCAGAAGCTTTCATACGACCGGCGATTTTCTTAGCTGTAGAATACTCTACATTGAAATCGGCATCGATCAAAGGCTTAAGACCACCTTCTGCAACCATTTCAGCATCACCCTCTCCTGCGCTCTCATTTACATAGGGCAAAGATGGAAGGTTGGTGTTTCCACGGTCAAGGTACTGCTCAACAAATATTTGCTGACGTAGGTACGGTGAATATCCCGTTGCAATTGAACCCGCGTAATTGGTGGGAACCGCTCCGGTTGTGATGTTCACGGTTGTAACCGCGGCCGGCGCTTTGATCTCAATATCAAAATAACCGCCTTTTTTACGGTCTGACATGAACGCTTTAAGTTCCTCATGCTTTTCGGCAAGGGCTGACTTAGCGGCTTCATGAAAATTGATCACTTTGGATTCCGTTCCTTTTTCCTGTAGTGTTTTGATCTCTGCGTTGGCATCTTTCAAATCCTCTACAAGCTTGGTAATCTCATCTTTTGACGCGTAATTTTTAGCGTTATCCGTAATGTTTTTTTCTAGTACGCCTAATTTATCGTTAACGGCTTTTACCTCATCAGGTGTTGCCGCTTTACCGATTGCGTCTTTGAGTTCAGTGAACTCTTTTGAGGTATACTCGCTATGTAGTTGGGCAAGTTCACCCGGTGTTTTCTTTGAGAAATCATCCTCAGAAACACCTTTTTCCTTTAAAAATTCTTTAAAAGTCATATTTAAGTGTTTAAAAAATATTCTAATTGTCTTTCACGAAGTGATTTCTCGGGTTCGCTCTTATCTTGGGTATCTTTCGATGATCCAATATTGTTAGGGGTTGCATCGTTACTGCCAAACAGTACCGCGCTACCTTCCATGTGTATCTTTAATTCCTTAACGGCAAAGAAATAATCTATTCCGTCAAAGTTATCTTTGTTCGCTATTTTAGGGTAAACCTCTAAATATGTAGCGTATTCGTCTTTAAACTCGGGGTCTTGACTGTTCACTGCCATTGCAAGGTCTACGTACATCATACGTATGGAGTTCTGCAAATCATTCCCCTTGCTTACCATCCCCATAAATTTATCATGTATGATATTGGTCTTTGCAATCTTGAATATCATTGCTTCGGTCGTGCCTTTATAATTACGCCCCAAATCTGACCAATCGCACGTCTCAAGAAGTATTTCTACATCTTTGGGCATAGCTATTACGCTGTCAACCTCCAATTTATGATCTGCCACATAATACACCTTTCCGCTCTGGTTCTTTGCTGTCCGGTTCATTGACCCATCCAAATGAACGTCACCGTGACTGTCCAGATAGTTTGTGTTTGATATTACGGGATAAATGTAGTCGTCATCCAGGTTTGGGATTGCCTTTACCGTATGGCTGCGCATATCCATAAAACCTATAACTGATTTATTGTCCTTGGTCTTGACCTCGGACTTCTTATTTGCTATAATGGTCTTTTTGTTTTCGCGCAACGCCCTGAACAAAAGTTCCTTTGTCTCAAATTCCCTGTTTAATTCCGCACATTTTATCATTTTAGAATGGCTTTACCGCCTTTAAGGGCGTTTATTTTTTCCTGGATAACCTCTTTTTGGCTTTCCGTTTTTGCTGTCTCTTTTAGCTTTTCCAATTTCTTTATAACTGCCTTATCCATTGTTCATTTCTTTTATCCCGACCTTTAACATTGCCTCTTCGCCTGACATTCCTATATCCATCAAGAGCTTGGCTGTTTCTGCTTTTTTTTTAAGCCTATCATCCATCAAATCGTTAACCGCTTGCATTATGGATAAATGGCCGTACGTTAGCTCTATTCTTTTGCCAGCTTTTGGATAGTCGAAGTAGTTGTTCCATGTGCCGGCAAAGTCCGATGCTTCAAATTCGATGCTGTTCTGCATCCATTGAAGCAATCCCTGATTTTTATTATCATAGGTGCTTGCTCCATTAATCGACCAATCCAGAACATCGCGATTGATTCCGTATGCGGTAGCTATCTTTAGAAGGTCTGAATTCGTACCCTCATCATACATAAGCTTAGCCATGTTATTGGATAGGGAATGCACGTTGAGATTGCTCTCACTTGCCATTATATCCTTTTTCATGAAATTGCGCTCTATGTCGTTCTTTTCGTCCGGCATTAGGCCGTCTTTCATGTTATTATCGGCACCATTAAGGCCGCTCGATATAATATGCTTTGCACTTAGTTTAAGGTTGATGTTTTTAGCCTTTTGTGCCTCACGAATGTTCATGAGCGGCTGGATTAGAGAATCAATACGACTTGGGGATTTGAATCTGCTCTTTGGCTCTAGGCCGTTCGTTACATCATAAAAGAAAAGAAGTTCATTGATCGGTATATCGATCTCGTTTTCCCCCATCTTGTATTTGATGGAACGATTTTTAACCTTATCCTTTTCCGTTTTGGAAAATACAAAGTTCTCGAACTTATTGATGCCGTTGTAATCTATTTGTGAAGGTATAAGGTTCTCGAGTGAGAACACTTTATCTATATCGTTGGGTTTGCTGGAGATGACGCGCGTAATATTATTACCCGTTCCCTTGAAAAATTCATGTGAGTAAAGAAAGTCCTGTTGTGACTGTGAGAAGTTCGGCTTTGTCATCAACTTCAAAAACGGGTCGTTAGGTATTTCCTTTCCAGTTGTAATATCCACAACGCGAATACGCGCCCTACTGAACATAGTGGCGCGTATATTTAATACCGAAAAAAGTGCTGTATTTGTAAGGGCTTCTTCTAAGTGGCCTTTTATAGAGCCGAAACTATCACCGGAAGACATATATTCCCAACCCCCATTAGAGTTACGGGTTACCGATATATTCGGTCTATTGAAAAAATTATCGAAAAATCCTATTTCATGTCGTGGACGGTCGCCTTTGTGTATAGTGATTTATGTACTACTTTATTGGCCTTACCGTGTTTAACAACGGTGTAGTGCTGGCATTTGCAGTAAACATCGCCCTCTAGGTTTTCACCTAAATAACGATTGCAATTCCCACATCTTGATTCGCCCATAAGTAAATACTACATGATATGCAAACTTATACAAAAAAAACGTCATAACATAACGTAATTAAGTAAAAGTTAAATTATTTGTATTGCGTTTAAATCAAATAAAAAATAAGTAAAGTCAGTGCAATAAAAATTATAAAGTTGCCAGGCTCTTCGTTTTTAAAGAATTTACGGTACACTATAATACCTAATAAGATCAAGAACATAATAATCTCAAGATAA